CGGCCTCGTCGACGGCCTTCGCACTAGCAATGACGGTCTTATGGATCATATAGTCCCCTCCGGCTTATAGCCTCGCGGCATAGGCACCCAGTTAAGCGTCCCGTTCGGATGATCGTCGATGTTCTGGGCGTCCTCCAGGGTATATATCTGGCCGTGCCGTTCCGCGCACGTCCGCCCGTAGGGGTCGCCAGGGTCGATATAGTTGTCGTCGGGGTCACCGTCTACGTCGTCAGCCCGGACATACACGAAGCCCTGCTCTTGGTAGAAACCGGTCGTTGTCTGGTTTTGCGTCCTCATTACTTCAGTGCGGGATATCAGCCTTGCTCGATTCTCGGTTTCTCCCAGAACCGAACGGATGCCGGGAAACTTGTCGTCCGGTACGCCCCGCGCTAACTGCTCGATGGAATACCCGCGCTCCAGGCCGATACCGACTGCCCGCCCGATAGCCTGGGAGGTCGTCCGGTGTATCATCGCCGCCCGCGTCGGTGCCTGGGTTAGTACCCGCTGCACCGTCGGGAGCTTGTCCGACCAGTCGAGAGTCCCGGCAACTCCTACGTCGTTAATCGCCCCGAACGTCCGCTTTGAGACCTTGCGGTAGGCGGCCCCCAGAATCTTCTCCATGTTGCCCGTCTCGACCGGCGGGAGCATATCGGAGACGCCGAACGGATAGCCCTTCGTCTGGGCGGTCTGCCGCTCCATGTGGCGGCCCAGGATGCCGTCGGCGCGATTGCGGACGCCTCGGAAGTGCCGCAGGACTTTAGCCGCAAGCTCATCGGTCTCCTCCTCCCGCTCCTCGATCATCCGGCGGCGGAGCATCTGCCCGCGAGGGGCGACCCTCGGGGCCTTGATCTCGGCAAGGGCCGGGTGCGCCTGCTCGACCGGAGCGGCATCGACCGCGACCGGAGCGGGCTGTCCCTCAGCGACCTCGAACACGCTAGACGGGATACGCCGGAGCGCACCGTCCGAGACCGCGGAGAAGCCCAGGGCCTCTCGCGTCTCGTTCAGGGTGAGGATTCCGCCTGCGAATAGGGCGGTGAGGCGGGTCGTCGTTGCCACCTGGTCGTCGAGAGTGCCCCGCATTGCGGCCCAGTCCACCGCGAGGGTCTCGTTGCCGGAGTATTCGTCGAACAGGTTCCGGTTGAAATAGCGGAGGATGCGGGCGACCATCGGCTCCAGGGTCTCGGAGTGGAACGCCAGGCGGGCCTCCCGGTAGTTGGAGAAGGTCGACCGCTGGAGGCCGACGTTCGCCCCGACGAGGATCGGTGGGACGCCGAAGACGGCGCAGATGCGGGACTCGGTCAGGTTGTGCAGCCCTGACAATTCCATGTCCTTGGGGCTGTTGCTCATCGGCTGGTACTCGGCGTCGTCGTCTAGGATCGCAGTCCGATGAAAGTTATTGACCCCGCCGAATTGAGACCGCCACCGCGACCGGATCGTCGACGCCTCCTCCTGGGATGTTAGCCTACGCTTGATCTTGAGCAGACCGGACGGGACGCCTGCGTTCGCAAAGTAAACCTTGGCAAAGTCGGTCATATTGAGATCGAGGTTGACGGTGCGGGCCGCTACCTGGAGAGGCGAGAGGCCGTAGATGTCACCGCCAGGATTCGGCAGGGCGAGGTGGCACATATCGCGGGCGTCGACCCCGTACTCGGTGCCGCCGACCTCGTAGACGTAGCTGCTGGCCCCGTAGTCCCCGGCCACAATCGTGACACGGTCGGGCCGGAGGAGATACAGGGCCGAGACCTGGTCATTACGGCCCCGCTCCTTGATCGCGTAGGCATTGCCCGCGACCTGCAAGAACGTGACCAGCCGTTCAATGAACGAGTACCAGTCGCTGTAGGGGTTCGGCTTGGAGGTCAGGTCGTAGAGTAGGCCGGTCTCTACCTCGACGCTGCCGCCGTCAGTCGACGGGGCCTGGACGTAGTACCGGGGCGTGGCCGCAGAGGTCGCAAGCTCCCGGATGCAGGCATGGACGATCTCGTTCCGGCCGTAGCCCTCGGAGGCGAAGTTCGCGTAGTTGACATCGGGGTAGCTAGCCGTCCCCACGTCCATGTTCAGCGGGACGGTGGTCGAGAGTTCCTGCTGCTTGCGGAACAGCGTGTCCCAGAACGCCAAAAGCGACCTCCTCCGGCGTTCGGGCTTGCGCCTCGGACACTGCGCCGGATCGGGCCACTACCTCGGACGATACCACGACCGATCAGACCGCGTCAAACGCCATCACCGTCTGCGACATCCTCTGGGCCGCTATCTCGCAGTACCGCTCCTCGATCTCGATGCCAATAGCCTTGCGGCCCAGGTCTTTGGCGGCTCTCAGGGTTGTGCCGCTTCCCATGAACGGGTCGAGGATGGTTTCCCCATCCCTGCTGCCACGACTAACACCCCATAGCATCCACTTCAAAGGCTTCGGGCAAGGATGGTCATAATGGTTTGGATTGGGCCTATCATCTACAAATCCATTCGGGCGGCTACCTAACCCGTCTACCAAATAGGGGTCTTTCCCATAAAATAGTATGGGATGAAAGCATTGAAATCCCCAGGAGCATCTGCCTGTCCCAGCGGGAGAATACACACCGCCAATCGCTCGGGGTTCCGGGTATGCCATAAGTAACGCTGGCCCTGAAAAGATGATCATACGTTCTGACATCGTTTGCATCATTGGGAGTGCCACGCTGATGAGTTTACGGATTGTTACTGGTGTATCCTCGTAAACTACAGACGCCGCTTGCGGATTAAACCCATGCCGTTTCCCAGTGGTTTTCACTTTCAAATCGACACCATACGGCGGGTCAGTTAAAACTAAATCAGCCGACTCCAGCGTCGGCATAATCTCCCGGCAATCCCCGTGGTAGATGGTGACGGCATCGTCCTCGTAATATGGTTTCATCAATCAGCCTCGTTGCGGGTCTTGCACCGGGAGCAGACGATCACCGTGCCGGACGCGGCCTTCTCCGCGAGGAGCTTCCCGCAGCCCTGGCACCGAAGCACCTTGTATTCATCTACCATACCCCGACCCCCGGCGCACCTGTCCGGCCATAGATTGCCAGGGCCAAAGCCATGACACAGTCGTCGTGCATCCCGTCCGGTGCGGAGTATCGGACGCCCGTCCTGGTGTACTCAAAAGCGAACACGTCCAACTCGGAGACGATTGCTCCCTGCGGATACCGCACCTCCCCGGTCTGGATTGCCATCGCCAAGCCCTCCATCAGCTTCTGCTTCGACGACGAGGTGAAGTTATACCCCTCAACGTTCGATAGCTCCCGCTGAAGCCGCTCGACGATAGGATCACCAACCCCGCTCGAATCTACGATGGCGGGCGTCGTGCCGATCTCCTGGGCCAGCCGCCGCACGGTCTCCTCCCAGGGCCACTGATACCGGTCGAACCGGCAGACGGCCCCGGTCTCGTCGAGGCCGACCACGACCGTCCAGTCGACGGACTTCGCCAGGTCGACCCCGTAGACGACCGGAGGTTCGCCGGAGACGTCCCCGATGCAGGCCCGGATAGCCTCCTGCCCGAACGGGTTCCCGCCGTCGTCGGACGGCTCGGCGAAGTACAACTCACGGAACACATTCTCCGGTAGTTGCCGCTGGGCCTGTTCGATCTCCTCCGGCGCTATGATCCCCGCGTCGATGGCGTCCGAGGCCGTCAGCTTCGCATAGGCCCACCCCGACTCCCCGCCCTCGGCCCGACGCGCAAGGGCATACGCCCAGTTCCTCCTGCCCTTGACGTTCCCGATGATCCGCACCGGGCCACGGGTCGCGGTCAGGGTCGAGCGGACCGCATGCCACGCCTCCTCCCTCATCCGCGTCGCCTCGTCCAGCACGGCGGCGTATACGTCCTCCCCGTAGAGATTGTCGGGCTTCTCCGCAGACCTGAAGGAGATGATCGCCCCATTGACCAACGTGATCGTCAGCTCGGATTCGTTGGCGGTGTACAGGGTCTCCGGCAGGCCGCGCTTGAGCCGCCGGTAGGCCACCTTAGCCTGGGGATAGACCGGGCTGATCCACCAGAACGCCTGACCCCGCAGCCCAGCCATCGCCCGCTCCAGTATCCAGGCGATACAGGCGACCGTTTTCCCACATTTCGTACTGCCCTCGATGATCCCGTAGCGGTCAGGGCTGAAGATCGCCGCCTGCTGCTTCGGGTAGAGACTGGGTCTCCGGTACGTCACCGTCGGGGCCGTGACCGTTGAGGAAGTTACCACTAGCTGCCTCGATGCTGAATGTGACCTCGCCCTGGGTCAAGTGGATAGCCCGCTGGTCGATGGTGATCATCGGCTCCTTCGGGATCACGCCGTTGATCTCCGATATCCGGTGCATGATCTTCAGTATCATGTTCGTCGCGGCCTCGTCGCCTGCCAGGGCCTGGGGCCACCACCGCGCCAGGAGGGTCGTGTAGCGCTCCATCTGGAGGCCGCGTATCTGGTCGGCCATGCCGCTGTACTTCTCGGCGAGGTCGTTCAGCACCCGCTT